GGACCGGCCGGACATCGATCCGGTGCTGCTGCTCGGCTGGATCGGCGTCGCCTATCTCGGCGGCGCGCTCGACTGGCGATCGGCGGTGACGCTGGTCGGCGACAAGGGCACCGGCAAGTCGACGCTGCAGGAGGCGGTGAAACAGATCTTCGGCGACGCGCTTTTCGACCGCGCCAACACCACCGCCGCGGACATCTACCAGAAGCTCGGCCACGACACGCGCCCCGTCGCCGTCGACGAAATGGAAGCCTCGGCCGACAACCGCAATCTCATGAAGGTGGTCGAGCTCATGCGCCAGGCATCGAGCGGCGCGTTCGGCGGCCGCGGCGGGTCCGACAGCAAGGGCGGTGTCGAGATCCAGATGCGCTCGGCGTTTCTGTTCTCGGCGATCAACACGCCGCCGCTCCTGCCGCAGGACCTCTCCCGGATCGCGGTGTTACGTCTGCGCGAGCTGCCGGCGAGCGCCGCGACGCCGCCGGCGATCGTCGACGTCGAGACGTGCGGCCGCAAGATCCTCGCGCGGCTCATGCACGAGTGGCACCGCTTTCCGAAAACGCTCGCCGCCTATCGCGAGGCGCTGGGGCAGGGCGGCCACAACGGGCGCGGCCAGGACACCTACGGCACGCTGCTGGCGGCCGCCGATCTCATCCTCGGGCCGGAGCTCGCCGACGAGCTCGGCATCGCGATGGTCGACGACCTGTCGCCGTGGGCGAAGCTGTTGCACGTCGACACGCTGCCCGAAGTCGGCGACGCGATCCCGAACTGGCGGGCGTGCATCAACCACCTGTTCCAGAGCCGCGTGCCGGCCTGGCGATCGGGCGAACGCGCGACGGTCGGCCAGCTCCTCGACGACATGGTGAAACCATACGGGCGCGCCGACGACGATCGCGGCGTCTCGATGGAGCACGCCAAGCGGCAGCTCGCCCAGGCCGGGCTCGGCATCAGCTGGGAACGGGATCGCGGCACGCTGCTGGCGGTGCCGAACCAGTCGTCGCTGCTCGAGCAGATGTTCTTCGGCTCGCGCTGGCAGGGCGTGCCCGGCGCCGGCGGATGGTCGGAGGCGCTCCGCCAGGGGCCGCGCGACGTCTGTCTGTTCGAGGCGAAGGGCAACCGCGTCAGGATCAACGGCGTGCAGCAGCGGTGCACGCTGATCGTACTCGACCGGATCGATGAAGACCAGACAAGAGGCGAGGAGCGACCGCAGGGAGCGACCGGGAAGGAACAAGAGGCGGGGAGCGCCGGAGGCGCGACAGGGAAGTGGGAGACTGACTGGGTGACGCCGGCGCCCGACGACGAGGTGCGCGCAAGCGTGCCGGGGACGAGCCCGTGACAAGAGGCGAGGAGCGAGCCTTGCGAGCGACCGGGAGGCAGCGATGAAGCACGTCGTCGTCGGCGCGCAGCACCAGTTCGAGGCGATCGTTTCCGACGAGGATTATCTGTTCCTGGTGAACTGGCGCTGGAGCTTCGCGCGCTCGCATCCGCGATCGGGACGCGAGCTGATCTACGCCAGGCGGTGCGTCACCGTCACCGACTTCGAGCTCGTCGATCGCTGGGGCGGGAAGACGATCGTCACCAAGAAATTCGACCTGTTCATGCACCACGTCGTGCTCGCCCGCATGGGCTATCCGGAGCCGCCCAGGCCCGGCTGGACGGCCGACCACATCAACACCCGCACCATCGATAACCGGCGGGAGAACCTCCGGTGGGCCTCGCCGACGTTCCAGGCGTTGAACCGCGCATCGCATCACGACCGATCGCCCGAGCACGCCCGCATGGTCGCGGAGGCGCTTCTGCGGATGGCGCCGGAGCACACGATTTCCGCTCCTCTTGCTGTCCCGGTCGCTTCGCTCCGCGCCTCTTGTGGTCCCGCGCCCGCACCCGGTGGGACGGGCGATCCCGCTCTGGCGCGGCGGTTGACGGCGGAGGAGCGGCAGTAGCGTAGCGTTCCCCCGGTGCGTCCGGGCTCTGCCCTGGCGGGCGCGGGGGAGTGAGACACTTGGAGGCGGTGTCTCGGCTGTGTCTCGGGCAGTGTCTCGGGGTTAAGCCGCTGGCGTCGTTGCGTGATTGGCGTTTTGAGACACCGAGACACCGGCAACGGTGTCTCCCTCATATGCGCGCGTGTGTGTACGAGGGAAAGTAAGTGTCTCATGTGTCTCAGTGTCTCAAAGTAGATAATAGATAGGTAGATCAATTGTTTAGCCCGAGACACTTCGCGAGACAGTCCGTGACAGCGGATGGCCTTGCCTGGCGCGGACCAATTAAAAATGCCCGGATATGCTGGGTTTTGGTGCCGCGATGAGCCGATCGGGGAGCTCGGAGGCATTGCGCGGCGTCCTGGCCGGCGCGGCGGCGGCGATCGCCGGCGGCGACCAGGCGGCGGATCCGGAGCCCGAGCTCCTCGGCCTGTTGCCGCCCTCGCGCAACCCGGTCGGCCACAGCGAGCGCGAGAAAGTGGCGGAACAGGTGTTGGCAGCGGGCCGGGCGCGGGGGGCAGGGCGGCCGCCCGGTGCGCAGAACCTCGCCACGCGGGACGTGAAGGAATACGTCCGCCGCCTGTTCGGCGACCCGATGGTGGAAAGCGCGCGGTGGCTCATGCACACGCCGCAGAGCCTCGCCATCGAGCTCAACTGCACGCTCGCCGAGGCGTTTGACCGGCTGGAAAGCATCCGCCGCGACCTCAGGCGGTACTTCTACGCGCCGCTGGCGAGCGTCGACGAGAAGGGCAACACGGTGGTGCCGAACTTCGCGCTGCTGATCGGCGATCGCGCGATCGGCGCGGCGGGCGGTATCGCGCCCTGGATGACCGATCCGGAAGTGCGCAAGGCCATCGAACTGGAACACCAGCAAGATCAAGGGGTTAGCGATACGGCTCCGGGCGTGTCGCACGAAGAAAAGTCGCACGATGGGCAGTAATGGCGGATTTCAGCCATTGCTGGCGTGTTCGCCGATGATCGAAAATCAGCGGGGAACCGGGCAGGGTCGCGCGCCTGGTGCAAGGTCGAGCGAGGGGCCGGCGTCTCGCGCGCGAGGGTGCCCCCCCGTCCGCGCGGGGGTGCCACCCCCAAGGTTGCCGGCGGCCGCGTCCCCATGCGGGGGAACCCTGAGATTGGCGCCGGCGCGCCTGAGCGGCGTGACGGCGGACCTATCCATTCTCGCCGGGACCGGGCGCGGGCACCGGGCGCGGCCTCGCCCCGCCGAGCCTGGAAGGGGCGCGGGTTGAGCGGGCTCTACGATTTCGGAACGCTCAACCAGGTGCTCGAGCAGAGCTCCGCGGCGCGCAACCTTGCCAGCTGGGATCCCGACCTGGTCAAGGCGGAGACGCTCGGCGCGACGCAGAACCTCATGCGGAGCGCCGGCCCGGTTTCCGACGCCTACATTCTCGGTGCCGATGCGTTCGCGCTCCTCAACGGCCCGGGCGGGTCGGGGAAGACGGTCGCCAGCTGCAAGAAGGCCCTCATCAGCGCGCAGCGCATGGTGCCGGTCGGCTCTCGCGACGGGAAGCCGCTGCGGCGCTACGTGCTCGGCGTCTGGCGGCAGAAATACGCAAACCTGTGGAGCGCCACCATCCCGTCGTGGTGGGAGGTGTTTCCGAAGGACCTGCCCGGATCGTCGTGGACCGGCGCCAGCCCGCGCAGCGCCCAGCACATCATCCGCTTCGAGGACGCCTTCGGCATCATCGAGCTGATCGCGATGTTCGAGGCCTTCGGCGAAAGCGCCAACCCCGAGGACCTGCTCGGCAAGCGCTTCACCGACGTCTACCTCAACGAGCTCACGACCTTCCCCGAGGAGCTGGTGGCCTACCTGGTCGACCGCGTCGGCCGCGACCCGCCGCAGGCGGTGACGCGGCGCACCGGACGCTTCTTCGCCGACTGCAACGCGCCGGACGTGACCGATTTCGTGTTCCGCGATTTCTTCGAAACGCCGAAGCCCGGCTACCAGCTCTATCGCCAGCCCGGCGGCCGCGACCCCGGCGCCGAAAACCCGGCGATGGGCCGCGCCTACTACGAGAACAGCGCGCGGATGAACGCGCACCGGCCGTGGTGGGTGCGCCGCATGGTCGACAACGTGCCCGGCATGTCGGTCGGCGCCGACCTGGTCTATCCGGCCTACGACGACGAGCGGATGCTGGCGTCGGGCACGATCCCGGTCGAGAAGCGGCTGCCGGTGATCGTCGGCGTGGACGGCGGTCTCACGCCCGGCGTGATCTATTCGCAGGAAATGCCGGACGGGCAGATGCGGTGGCTGGCCGAGATCGCGATGGAGCGCGGCGGCATGGAGGAGCTGGCCCGCTCGATGCTGGCGCTGGAGGCGTGGCGCTTCAAGGACTGCGAGTTCGTCACCGACTGCGATCCGTCGATGCTCGCCGGCGAGGAAAACGACAGCGGCGTGAAGCTCGAAAAGGGCTCCGACCGAGAGCGCCTGGCGGCGGCTCTCGGCCGCAAGGTCACGGAGGCGCGGACCAACGACCCGAACGTGCGCTGGGACGCGGTGCGCGACAAGCTCAACCTCAATCTCGGTCCCGGCCGGCCGGGCTTCCTCCTCGATCCGGGCTGCAAGACCGCGCGCCGCGGCTTCCTGCAGACCTACCAGTACCGGAAGACGCGCGGCACCAACGACCTGTCGTCGGTCGCCAAATGCTTCGAAAGCCACGTCCACGACGCCGGCCAGTACGCGGCGCTGCGCAACGGCAGCGAGGACGCCCGCAAGCGCCGCACCGACATTGCCCGCGAGCGCCAGGCGCGCCGCGAGTCCGCGCGCGGGCAGGTCGCCCGCTACAGCCCGCTGCACCGGCGATGATCTTCATCGACGAAAAGCATCCCGAAATCGACGATGCCATCCGGTACGTCTGCCGCAACCTGCGGGCCGACGATCGCGCCGAGCAGTTCGCGGCGCGCTTCGACGACGACGCCGACAAGCTCGCGGCCGAGATCATCCACGACCGGCCGATCGCGCTGAAGCAATGCGTTCTCCTCACCGACGACGGGACGCCGGCGGTGGTGGTCGCGGCCTACATCGCCGGCCCGGGCCTCGCGCGGTTCCACATGTGCTCGACCGGGCGCGTGGGCGAAATCGCCCGCCAGGGGCATCGCTGGGGGCGGCAACGATTTATCCCCGCGGTGCTGGTGCCAAATGTACGCCGGGCCGAAGCGCGGATCCTCGCCAGCCACGCACTCGCCCGCCGCTGGGTTGCGGCGTGCGGCTTCATCGAGGAGGGTCTGGTGCATCGGCTCGGCAGGAACGGCGAGGACTTCGTCCAGGTGGCCTGGTTGAACCCCGATGTGCTTTAATTCCGGATCCGGCGACGAAAGCGCCGCCCAGGCGGCGGCCGCCCGCGCCAACGAGCGCGCCGACCTCGCCCTCGAAGCCGCCCGCGAGGCGACCAAGTACGCCGGCTCGGCGCTGATCGCGCCGGCCGACAGCGAGAAGGCCCGGCGGTCCGCCGAGGAACGGCAGCGCAAGATCCTGCAGTCCGGCGGCGGCATGGTGCCGATGCCGCTCGGCAATGCGCCGGTCGCCACCCAGATGCTGTTCGGAACATAGGGCGCGCCAAGACATGTCCGCCGGCGACGATATCCTACAGGCACACGAAGCGCGGGCCGCGCGGCGCGCGCCCGAGGAGGGCAAGTGGCGCGATATCGCGCGGCTGATCGCCCCCGACGACGCGCACCTCAATCCGTCCTCGACGCAAAGGCGCGAGGACGAGGACATCTACGACGCCTCGCCGCTCTACGCCCTCGACGATTTCGCCGCCGGCGTGTTCACCCAGGCGACCAACCCGGCCAACCGCTGGTTCGAGCTGACGCTCGGCGACAAGGACCTCGAAAAGTACGCGCCGGTGAAGCAGTGGCTCTACAGCTGCGCCTCGATCCATTTCGCGTCGCTGGCGCCGTCGGTGTCGAACTTCTACGCGGCGGCGCCGGCGTGGTTCGCATCGCTCGGCGCCTTCGGCCTCGGCACCCTGTCGCAGGAGGAGCGCGTCGGCGAGGGGCGTATCTCCGATCGCGTGGTGCCGCTCGGGCAGGGCTATGTCGAGCTTGACGGTGACGGCGAGCTCAGGGCCTACGACAACCGCTTCGCGCTCCGCGGCGACCAGCTGAAGCCGTTCATGGCGGCGCGCGGCGGCTCGGTGCCGGGCAACGTTCGCGACGAGGCCACCTACGTCGTGGTGCACGCCACCTACCGGAACCCCGACTACAACCCCGGCCGCGCCGGCTGGCAGTTCATGCCCTGGCGCGGCTGCTACGTCAGCCCGGACGTGCGGGATCTGCGCGTCGAGGGCGGCTTTCACGAGCTGCCCTACCATCCGATCTTCTGGTCGCGGCGGGCGGGGCGCGACTATCCGCGCGGCGTCGGCCACCTCGTGCTGCCGGACACGGCGACGCTCAACGAAATGGAGCGCACCCACCTGGTCGCCGGACAGTTCGCGGCCGAGCCGCCGCTGATGCTGCGCGACGAGAGCGTGCTGTCGGCCGCCGACATCGTTCCGAACGCCCAGCTCTACGGCACCATGAGCGAGCGCGGCGAAGCGACCGCGCAGTACCTCGAGCGCAAGGGCAGCCTGCAGCTCACGCTGGCGCAGTCACAGCAGAAGCGCGACGCGATCCGAACCGCCTTCCGCTTCGGGCTGATGCAGATCCTGCGCGACCGGCCGCAGATGACCGCGACCGAGTTCCTCGGCTTCCAGCAGGAAGGCCTCGAGCTGATCGGCCCGAACCTGATTTCGATCCAGATCGGGCTCGCCGCCTTCATCGCCCGCCGGCACGGGATACTCTTGCGCGCCGGGCAGCTGCCGCCGGCGCCGCCGGAGCTCGCCGGCCGGTCGATCGGCATCGAGTATGCCTCGCCGCTGGCGCGCGCGCAGAAACTGTCGGCGGCGCGCGGCGTCATCCAGCTGCAGCAGTCGATCGAGCAGATGGCGGTGACCGACCCTTCCGCGCGCGACTGGTTCGACGCCGACAAGGCGGTGCCAATCGTCGGCGAGGCGTTCACCAACGCGCCTGGCGTGATCCGCAGCGACAAGGCGGTGGAGGATCTTCGCCGCCGCCGCGCCGCCGAGGTCTCCCAGGACGTCGAGCTCGACCGTCTCGGCAAGCAGGTCGAGATCGGCGCCACCGCGAGCCACGCCATCCAGGCCAAGACGCTTGCCGACAAGCGGGCGCGAACCTAGGTGATGATCCGGCTGGTCCACTGGCTGCGCCAGGTATGGCCGAACGCGCAGCGGCGGCGCCACCTCATCGGCGAATACGCCGCGATCGGCGCGCAGCACAAGCTGTTCCTCGCCGACGTGGCGCTCCGCGGCGGCCTCTACTCCGACATCCATGCCCGCGGCGACGACACGCAGACGTTCGTCAATATCGGCCGGCGCGAGCTGGCGCTGGAAATCATCCAGGCGTGCGGCGAGAGCGCCATGCGCCTGATCGAGCTGGTTGAGAGACCCGAGAAGAAGGACCCCGCAAGATGACGACTGAAGCCTGGTATGCCGCCCCGACGCTCGGCCTCGACGCCGCCGGCGCCGACAAGGACATCGTGACCCATCTGGAGGCCGCCAAGTATCCCGACCTCAAGACGGCGCTGCGATCGGGCATCGCGGCGCCGAAGGGCCCCGATCTTGCGCCGTTCGAGAAGGTCGGCCTCAAGGGCGATACCGCCTTCCAGTTCGACCCCGACGGCGCCGACAAGGACGTCGCCGAGTTTCTCGCCGGCAAGAAGCCGCCGGACCTGAGGACGCTGCTCCGCTCGCACATGGAAGCCGATCGCGTGGCGCGGGCGCGCAACGTCTTCGAGAAGCCGGAGAAGGGCAAGGAGAGCGAGTGGAAGGGGTGGGCCGACCTCGGCTGGGTCGAGGATCCCTCGAAGTACGTCTTCACCGGCAAGGCCAGGGTGCCGGACGGCATCGAGTACGACCAGGCGATGGAAGACGAGCTCCGGCTCGCCGCCCACGAAGCGCGCGTACCGCTGCCGGTCGCCGAGCGGCTCCGCGACCGGATGGTGGAGGCGCAGAACAAGCGTCTCGACGCCGTCAAGGCGAAGGGCGCCGGCGACACGGCGTCGCTGCAGGCGGCGCTCGACGCCAAGTGGGGCGCCGACAAGGCGCGCAACCTCGAAATCGCCAAGCGGGCGATGGGGGCCTTCGGCGTCAAGCTCGACGACAGCAAGGAGCTCGAGCGGATCGTCGGATCGGCGCGGCTGGTCGAAATGTTCCACGCGATCGGCGCAAGGATCGGCGAACAGAACCTGCCCGCCGGCGACGGCGGATCATCGGGCCTGCCGGGATCGGAGAGCCAGCTGCGCGCCGAGCTGAACCGCCTGCACGGCGACAAGGATTTCATGGCGGCCTTCAACGACGAGCGCCATCCCCAGCACAAGGACCGCGTCGCGCAGCGCGAGGCAATCATCGCGAAGCTCGCCGCGCTCCAGCAGAAGGCCGCCTGAGGGGCGAACGCTCACTCCGGGAAGAGAAGGGAAAAACCGATGGCACCGAAGACGAAGGCAAAAGCGGCCCGCCCCGAGAAGCGGCAGACGATCACCCTCAACGCGCTCGCGGCGGGCTTCCTCGGCGCCCCGCCGCCGGAAGCTGCCGGCGGCAGCTACGGGCCGACGGTCAACGATCACTGGACCCGGCTGGCGATCGACGCGCCGGACGGCGATCACGACCACAAGGGCTGGACATTCACGATCGCCGGCGGCCGCTTTGTCGGCGCGCGCCGGGCGGTCCACGGTTGACGCCGGCAACGGCGAAGTAGCTTGACGGTTCAACGGGGAGCGCCGGCCATGTCAAAAACGCCGGCGCCGGCGGAAACGCCCGAACGCTCACGAACCTGCCGCCCCCGAGGCCAGGCCGGCTGACAGCCACCGGAAAGACGGCGGCGAGAACGGCGCGCGACAGGCGCAAGGACAGGCCCGCCGGACATCCGGCCGCACCCTGGACGAAACCCCGCTCACGTTTCGACCAGGAGGTGGCCCATGGGCCCCGTCACAGACACCCACCGCATCACCTACAAGGAAAACGTCGCGCTTGCGATCCAGGAGAAGAGAGCCGTCTTCGAGGCCGGCTTCGACTACACCTCCGGGATCAGCGGCAAGCAGACGCAGGTCCTCAACGTCATCGGCAAGTCGGAAGCGCGCGTCGATGCGCCGGAAGGCGGCGACACGCCCGACATCGACAGCCAGCACGAGCCGATCTGGGTCCGCCCGACGCGTCTCGACTGGGGCAAGGTGCTGCGCAAGGAAGACAGCATCAAGGCGCTCACCGACTACAAGTCGGAGTACGTGCAGGTCGGCGCTTCGGCGATGACCCGCGGCAAGAACGCGATCATGGCGGCGGCGGTGTTCGGGCCGAAGCTGATCGGCAACGAGGTGCCGAGCTCGACCGCATGGGCCGGGCGCACCGTGGCGATCGACGTCGGCGGCACCGGCTCGACCGGCTTCAACGTCAAGAAGATCCTGCGCGGCATCCAGCTCATGGAGACCGACGACGTCGAGGTCAACGAGGAGCAGCTGGTCATCGGCGCCGATCCCGTCGAAATCGAGCAGCTGTGGGGCGACATCACCTTCGTGTCGAAGGACTACCGCAAGGACGCCCAGCTCGACGACATGAACAAGCGGGTGATGGCGATCTTCGGCATTCCGATCATCACCACCAAGCGCTTCGCCGACGCGGCCGCCAACCAGTCGGTCGCCGGGCTGTGGTGCAAGTCGGCGATGAAGTGGGGCGACGCCATGCCGCTCGACATCAACTCGGCGCCGAACCCGCAGAAGCAGTTCCGCGAGCAGGTCTACATGGAAAACTGGATTGCGGCGACGCGGACCTTCGACGCCAAGGCGGTGAAGATCCTCAACCTCTACTAGGCCGGCGAAACACCGGCGCCGGCGGGATGATCCCGCCGGCGCCTTCCGAACACCAAGCGTCAACCCGCGTCACCCCGATCACGAACGAAGGAGGCCACCATGGCCGTCGTCACCAAGTACGGGCTCTCGATCAAGGACCCGAACCTCATCGGACTGCCTTTCGCCGGCAACGCCGGCGGCCGCGTGCTCGCGATCGCGAGCGGTGCGATCGCCGTCGCCAACGGCGACAGCATCAACTCGAAGCACTACCTCGGCAAGCTGCCGTCGTCGGCGATCCTCATCCCCTCGATGTGCATCCTGCACCACGGCTCGATCACCAGCCTCAACGACTACGACATCGGGCTGGAGCTGAACGGCGCCGTGATCGACGCCGACGCGCTGGCCGACGGCCTCGACCTGACCTCGGCCGGCACCAAGTCGGCGGTCGCCGCAGTGCCGCTCGCCAACCTCGGCCAGCGGGTGTGGCAGCTGCCGAACCTCGGCTACACCTCGGATCCGGCGGTCGAGTTCGACGTCGTCGGATTGCTCAAGGTGGCCTCGGGCGCGGCGTCGAACGTCGCGGCGTTCCTCGGCTACAGCGCCAAGTAAGGGCGCCGGCCGTGACCGAGCGGGCCGGCACCGAGACAGCCGCGGCGAACTCCGCGCTCGCCCATATCGGCGAGCCGGGGATCGCCGGTCTCGATGCCGGCACCGCGGCGGCGCGCTGGTGCCGGCAGGAGTTCGGCAACGTGCGCGACGCGGTGCTGGCGATGCACGAGTGGAACTTCGCCACCGCCTGGGCGCGCCCGGCGGCAAGCCCCGGCGAAGCGCTGGGACCGCTGAAGATCCGCTACCCGCTGCCGCCCGACTGCATCACCGTGCGCTTCGTCGACGAGCTCGGCGAGGACGACTGGGCGGTCGAGGTGGCGAGCGTGACCGACGAGATCGGCGCCACCATCGAGACCAAGCTGCTGGTCACCAACGCGGAGGCGCCGACCGTCTGCTACACGCGCCGCGTCGAGAGCGTCGCCAACTGGGATCCGCTCTTCCTGAAAGTCTTCGGCTTCTATCTCGCCGCCAGGGTGGCGCCGGGGCTCGGCCGCGACGCATCGCTCGGCCGCGCGCTCGAGGAGGAGGCCCGCGCCTTCCTGCCGATGGCGAAGCGGCGCGACAGCCGGGAGAAGGCGCCGCAGGCGACGACCCGCGACACGTCATGGGTGCGCGCGCGCCGGGGCTGGCGATGATCGCGAAGAGGCGGGCATGATCCTCGAGCAGACGGTCGAGCGGACCACGTTCGCCGCCGGCGAGGTTTCGCCGGCGCTGCGCTGGCGGCGCGATCTTGCCGAGCACCAGGCCGGCGTCGAGAAGCTGGAGAACCTGGTGGTGCTCGCCGCCGGGGGCGCCACCCGCCGGCCGGGAACGCGCTTCCTGCTGACGCTCGCCAGCGAGGCCGAGAAGGCCGGCACCATTCCCTTCGAGCTCGACAAGATCGACGCCTACACGATCGTGGTCAACGGCGGCAAGGCGCGCTTCCTGCGCGAGGGCGGCTACATCCAGGCGACGTCGGGCTCGCCGTTCGAAATCGACGTGCCGTGGGCGTCGGCCGACGCCGGGCTGCTGCGCAGCGCCCAGGACGGCAACGTCGTCACCATCGCCTGCGCCGGCTACCGGCCGAAGGTGCTGACCCGCATCGAGCACCTCAACTGGCGGCTTGACGACTACCCGGTGACGCCGGTCGACATCCAGAACCTCGACACCGGCATGACGATCGTCGCCGACCAGGTGAGCGGCGCGGTCAACCTCACCGCCAACACGCCGAACACGTTCGCGGCGACCGACGTCGGCACCGTCTGGCGCCTCGACGAGCCGAGCCTGGCGGCGGTGCCGCAGTGGACGTCGGGAGAGACCGGCATCGGAGCCAACGCCCAGCGCCGCTACAACGGCAACGTCTATCGCGCGGTGTCGGGCACCGATGCCGGCGTCAACCCGCCGACGCACGAGGAGGGACAGGTGCTGTCCGGCTCCGGCAAGGTGCTGTGGGAGTTTCTCCACAAGGGCTTCGGCTTCGTGCGCATCGACAGCTTCACCAGCTCGCAGCAGGTCGGCGGCACCGTGCTGTCGCGGCTGCCCGACAGCGTCAACGGCACGCCGACCTATCGCTGGTGGCCGGCGGCCTGGTCGGATGCCAAGGGCTGGCCGCAGATCGTGGTGCGCAAGCAGGGGCGGCTGGTCTTCTTCCGCGACGATCGCCACTGGATGACGCGGCCGTACGAGCCGACGTCGTTCGAGGTCGCCGGCGCCGACGACGACGCGATCATCGGGCGCATCCGGCGCGACGACGGCTCGCTGGCCTTCGTCGAATGGGCGCTGTCGTCGGGGGCGCTGGTCGCCGGCACACGCTCGGGCGAATGGATCTACGGCACCTCGGGCGACGACAACGGGCTGACGGCGGCATCGCTCGATCCGTTCGAGGACGGATCGGAGGGCTCGGCGCCGCACGTGCCGGCGATCGTCGACGGCGGCGCGGTGTTCATCGGGCGCAGCCGCGAGCGCCTGCACTTCATGAAGTTCAGCCGCGAGGCGACCGCCCTCGACATCGAGGAGATCACGATCGCCGCCGACCACATCCTCGCCGGCAAGGCGATCGCCGTGGTCTACCAGCGCGACCCGCACCGGCTGATCTGGACGTGCACCGAAGACGGGGCGCTGATCGCCTTCACCTTCCTCCCGAAGAACCGCGTCATCGCCGCGCACCGTCATCCGATGGCGAACTGCGCGGTCGAGCACCTGGCGGTGATGCCGTCGGCGGACGGCAGCCGCGTCGAGCTGATCCTGTTCACCCGCCGCGTCGTCAACGGGGCGACCCGCCGGTTCATCGAAATCCTGCAGCCGTTCTTCAAGCCGCGCGACCGCGCCGCACCGACCGCCGCCGGCGCCTGGTTCGTCGATTGCGGGCTCGGCTACCAGGGCCCGCCGGTGACGACGGTCTCCGGCGCCGGCCACCTTGAAGGCCGCGAGGTGGCGATCCATGCCGACGGCGCCATGCGCGCCCGCCAGATCGTGACCGGCGGCGCGGTGACACTCGACGCGCCGGCCTCGGAGATCGTCATCGGCGAGCCGATCGCGTGGCGGCTGCGCTCGCTGCCGATCGAGCTCGATACGCCGAAGGGATCGTCGAAGGGATCGATGAAACAGGTGAAGCACGTCACCGTCGACATGGTGGAGACCGGCGGCGGGACGGTGGCGACCAACGACGGCGGCGCGGAGAAGCTGATCCTCACCGGCGCCGGCTACGGCGGCCCGGTGAAGCTGCAGACCTTGTCGCGCACGCTGACGCTGCAGTCGCCGACCGCGGAGGCGGCGATCGTCGAACTCGCCGGCGACGACACGATGCCGGCGACGATCGCCGGCTTCGCTCCGCAGATCACGGCGCCGGGGAGCTGATCCAGATGTGCACCGGACTGGAGCTGCTTGCTGCCGGAGCGCTCGGCGTCGGCGCCGCCGGCAAGGTGATCGAGGGCTTCGAAGGCAGCCAGGTCGCGAAGCTCAACGCCAACGTGGCGCGATCGAACGCGGAGATCCTCGAAAAGACCGCCGAGATCCAGACGCTCGGCGCGGAACTGTCGCCGGCGCGCGCCGCCCTCGAGGAGGCGCGGCTCCGGACGCAGGTGAACAAGGTGCAGGGGGCGGCGCGGGTCCACTTCGCCGCGCGCAACCAGGACCCGGCATTCGGCTCGCCGCTGCTGATCGCCGGCCTCAACGAAGCGCAGGGCGAGGTCGATGCCGGGATCATCCGCGCCAGCGGACAGGTCGAGCGGGCGGAGCGGCTGGCCGATGCCGCCTCGACGGCCGCCGGCGCCGCCGGCTCGCGCTGGCAGGCGGCCGCGGCGGAGCGCCAGTCGACCGCGTCGCTGCTGTCGGGCGTCTTCGGCGCGGCGACGACGCTGCTATCGGGCGTCGGCCAGTGGCCGGGGCTTTCGATCGGCGCAGGCGCCTCCGGCGCGATCGACATCCGTCCGGCCTGGGCACGGTAGCGCGCCAATGGCCGACATCACCTACACCAGCCGCATCGCGCCGCCCTCGGCGCCGAATATCTCGATCCGGCCGCAGCCGCTGCCGAACCTGCCGACGCTCGGCATCGGCGCCGGCCTGCAGCAGGTCGCCGCCGCCGGCCTCGACTTTGCGTCCCAGCTCGTGGCGTCGCAGATCCAGACCCGCAAGGCGAAAGCGACGACTGCCTACCTCGACCAGCTGCAGGGGCTCGAGGACCGCTACGCGGAGGACCCCGACTACCAGACCGCGCCGCAGCGCTTCGAGCAGGAGGCCGAGCAGCTCACCGGCACGCTGCTTGCCGACGCGCAGCTGCCGGAGCCCGATCGCGCCGAGCTCGAAACCTCGTTCACGCGGCTCAGGCTTTCGTCGCGGGGCGGCGTCAAGGCAAAGGCGCTGGCGCGCGAGGCCTCAGCCAACGTCGCCGCGCTCGACGGCATGGAGCTGTCGCTGTCGCGGTCGGCGGCTTCGTCGGGAAGCCAGACCGAACGCGCCGCCTACTACGTCGAGTTCGGCCAGGCCGTCGACCGCGCGATCGCAAGCGGCTGGATCACCGCCGAGGGGGGAGAGAACTACCTGAACCGGTTCCGCGGCGCCGTCGACGAGACCGACGTGCTGCGCATGTTGCGCGAGGATCCGGCGGGCGCGTCCGCCGCGCTCGCCGACCCGCAGGCATTCGCCGGCCTCGATCCGGTTGCGCGCGAGCGCTACCGCCTCAACGCACAGAACGAAGCGGACCAGGCGGCGATCGACAATCTCGCGCTGATGGCCGAGACGCGCCCGGAAGCGGCGGCGGTGACGCTCAACCGCGCGATCGACGGCGCCACCGCGGAAGCGATCTTCGTGAAGGGCCTGCTGCCGACCGAAGGCGGGGTCAGGAACGGGCAGGGACTGGTCAGTTCGAAGAACGCGATCGGCGTCAGCCAGATGCTGATCGGCACCGCGCGGGAAATGGCAGGCGCGATCGGCCGCGCCGACCTTCTCGATCTGTCGGACGCGGACCTCAAGGAAACGCTGAAGACCGACCACGACGTCAACTACCAGCTGGGGCTGGCGTACTGGCGGAAGCAACTTACCGATTTCGACGGCAACGTGGCGCTCGCCGCGGCGGCCTACAACGCCGGCCCCGGCAAGGCGCGCGAGTGGCAGCGAAAGGCGATCGAAAAGTTCGGCGAAGGCTTCAGCGCGTCGGAGCTGACCAGCGTGGTGAGCTACGCCGAGACGCGCAACTACATCCAGGACGTCTTCGCGCGCGCCGGCGGCAAGCTCGCCGGCGCCGGCCTTTCCGCGCACGGCTACGCTCGGGCATGGGGGGCGGTGAGCTCGGCGCTCTCCGCGGCCGAGAGCGCCCGCGTCGCGGCGATCCGGGACATGGCGTCGGCGATCCGGGGGAGCGGCGCGCACGACGATCCGCTCGACCTCATCAAGGACGGCTACCGGGGCGATCCGAACGCGCTTGCCGGCTACATCGCGGCGCAGCGCCAGGCGGCGGCGACCGGCGACGACGCGGCCGCCAGGGAGGTGCGCCGCGCGGACACGATGCTGTCGGTCAAGCCGATGATCGATGCCTTCTACGCGCAGCCGGCGGCCGAGACCGAGGCGATGCTGTCGGCGGCGGAGGCGGAGCTCGCCAGAAGCCCGACGCCGTCGCTCCGCGAGCGCGTCGAGGTGCTGCGCGAGGTGGCGGCGGCGATCGCCACGACGCGCAACGACAATCCGATTGCGCTGGTCGAACGCGCGCAACCGTCGTCGGCGGTGGCGATCGATCCGGCCGGACCGATCGACCGGACGTTCATCGCAACGCTTGCCCAGCGCGGCCGCCAGACCGAAATCGCCGTCAACCAGTTCGGCGGCCGCGCGCTGCCCTTCAAGCCGGTCGAGGCGGAGGGGCTCATCCAGCGCTGGGGGGCGTCTGGCGAGGGGGAGCGGCTGGAGCTCCTCACCGCGATGGCGACCGCGCTCCCCGAGCGGGCGCTTCGCGAGGGTGTCGACCAGCTAAAGCTCGACGGCGGCGCGAAGGTGGCGGCGATGTTCGCGGCCGCACGGCCGGAACTGGCGCGCAAGATCCTGCGCGGCAAGGCGCTGCTGGCGGTCGATGGCGTGCAGAAATCGGCGACCGACCTTGCGAGCGCGCTCGGCGCCACGGTCGACCGCGACCTCTATCCGGACCCGTCGATGCTGGCGGCGGTGGTCGATGCGGCGAGCGCGGTCTACGCGGCGAACCGCGGCGCCGGCGGCACGATGTTCGATATCGGCGACACGGGAGCGCTGAAGGACGCGATCGAGGAGGTGACCGGCGAACTCATCACCCGCAACGGGGTGCGTGTCGCGTCGCCGCCGGGCATGAGCGGAAGCACCTTCGACGACTGGCTCGACGAGCTGACGGCCGACGACCTCGCCGCCGCCGGCGGAGCGCGTGACCGCAGCGGCCAGCCGGTTACGCCGGGAGACATCGCATCGTCGGGTGTCTTCAAGCAGCTCGGGCCGGGCTCGCCGCGCTACGTGGTCGGGCGCGCCGACCCGTCGTCGCCGGATGGCTTCGCGCCGTACATGACCGCCGATGCGCTGCCGCTGGTGTTCGACGTCGCCGCGCTCGCCCGCCGCCGCCCGGTCGCGCCGCGAAAGTCCGGACGGGAATGGCTGTTCGGCGACCGCACCGGTGGGGGCATCGGCGCGCTGTCAGGCGGAGCGCTCGGCAAATGAGCGACTGGGCCGCCGCCGAAGCCGACTTCCTTGCCGGGCTCGCGCAAAGGCCGGCTGCGAAGCCGCCGGCGACGCTTGGCGAGATATGGCGCGACAGCTTCGCCGGCGCCGGCATGGACACCATCACCGACATCGCCGGCCTGGGCAACGAAGCCTTCCGCGAGCTCGAGGGCGCGGTCGGGTCGGAGACCGGGCAAACGCTGCGCGACTTCACCGACAACTGGAACGGCTCCGGGTTCTCCGACTGGTCGCCGACCGAGCAGGCAGCGATGGTCGCGGATCGGCTGCATCGCCTCGACAAGGACGGCCGCGACCGGATTGCGCCGCTCATCGACATTGCCGGACGTGCGTCGCAGAAGGCGCAGGCGATCGAGGAGCGGGCTGCCGAGACCTGGTCGCGGACCTACGGGCTCAGCGGGATTGCCGTTTCCTATCTTGCCGGCATGGCGCGCCAGATGCTGGAGCCGCTCAACCTGGCCGGCATCGCGGCGGGCGGTCCAACGCGCGGGCCGGTCCTGACGATGCTCGCCCGCGAGGCGGCGATCGGCGGCGGCATCCAGGCGCTCCAGGAGCCGGGGATCGAGCTGGCGCGATCGGGCGTCGGGCTAGATGCCGGGGTTACGCGCGGCGCCGTCAACGTGGCGACCGCGGCGATCGGTTCGGCCGGCTTTTCCGCCCTGCTGCGCGGGGTGTCCGCCGGCGCCAGGCTGGCGTTCCGCGGCCGGCGTCCCGCCGGAGAGGGGCCGGCCCACGCACCGGCGGCCGCCGATTTCGAAGCCGCGGCCATGGTCGCCGAGCGGAACGAGGTGCTCGACGCCCAGGCCGCGCCGCCGACGCAACGCGGCCGCGCCGAGGCGGCCGAGCGGATCGACGCTGCCGCCGCCGCCATGGAGCGGGGAAGATTTGACGGCTCCTCGCCGCTTGATGCTTCCCGGTCGCCTCCTGTGAGCGCCGCCATCTACGGCCCGCCGCGCCCCGATCCGACGCTGACCTTCCAGCCCGAGCGGATCGCCTACTTCGACGGCGATCGCCAGCAGATCATCCGGCCGGGCGGAAGACGTCTGGACGTCAGGCCGGCGGTGATGGAGCTTTCCGACATCACCGTCAGCCACACGCTCGACGGCGCGCCGAACCCGAACTATCAGACGGCGCTGCAGCCGCGCGACCGCTCATCGGCGGCGTCGCGCTCGTTCGTCGCGGCCGGCGCGGCGGAGCTGGAGCCGGAGCTCCTCGGGCTGTCGCCGACGGCTGCGACCGGCGCGCCGGTGATCGGCCCCGACGCCCTGGTCGAGAGCGGCAACGGCCGCATCATGATGATCGCGCGCGCCTACGACCGCCACCCGGAACGCGCCGCCGCCTACCGCGCCCAGCTCGAGGGCATGGGCTACGATCTTGCCGGCTTCAAGCATCCGGTGCTGGTCAGGATCCGCGAAGGCGAGATCGAAGACAGGGCCGCGTTCGCGCGCGAGGCCAACGTCTCGCCGGTCGCCGGCCTCAGCGTGCGCGAGCGCGCCTTCGCCGACGGGGCCAACGTCGACGACACGCTCATGCAGCTCTGGCAGGGCGGCGAGACGGCGTCGCTCGCCAACGTGCGCTTCGTGCGCGCCTTTGCCGATCGCGTGGTTGCGCCGGAGGAGCGTCCGCAGTTCATCGACGCCGACAACCGCCTGTCGGCGGACGGCCGCGCCCGGATCGAGGCCGCCCTGGTCGCCCGCGCGTGGGGAGCGGAGGACATCGTGTCGGCGCTCTACGAGGCGGCCGACCCGACCTCGAAAGCGATCCTTGGCGCCTTCGCCGACACGGCGCCGCTTGCCGCCCGCGTCAAGACGGCGATCGCCGAAGGCCGCATCGCCGCCGCCGACGATCCGGCGCCGGCGATGCTGGAGGCCTTCCGCATCATCGACCGCGCGCGCGCGGCCGGCCAGAAGCCGCGGCTCCTGCTCGACCAGATCGACATCGAGAAGGGCGCGGTGCCCGACGACGTGCGCGCCGCCGCGCGGCTTTTCTTTCGCGACGACGATCTTGCAATTCCGGCCGGCCGCGACATCGTCGCCGAGAAAATCCAGAACGCGATGAACCGGGCGATCGACAAACAGAACGCGATCGCCGACCTGTTCGCCGCGCGCGCAGACGTAGACGCCAATCTCCGCGCCGCGAAGCTCGCCGGCGAGACGATCGACGACCAGCCGCTTCCGGAAGTGAAGGCGCCGGCGATCGCGCCCGACGACGACGTCGCGGCCGCGCCGGCGCAGCTGCTGGACGGCTTCAGCGCCGAGGAGAAGGCGGCGATGGCGGCGACCAGGACGGAAGCCGACCGCGTGCTCGAGGAGGCCGGCGGCGACTTCGACATCTTCCTGCCCGGCGATGACGGCGAGTTTCGCCGCGTGTCGGCGAAGGTGGCGATCGCGGAAGCCGACGAGCAGGCCGCCGCCGCGGCCGAGCTGTCCGATTGCATCGTACGCGTTGCCGCGGAGGCCGCATGAGCGTTCGTTCCTGCTTCATGCGCAAGATCAAGGCCGGGCGGGTCGGCGAGCGTGGCGCGCGCGAGATCCTCGACGCCCTCGACCGGCATCGCGGCTTCGACAAGGAGCGCTTCCTTGCCGCCGAGGGCGCCGGCGCCGACGCGATCGCGGCGGCCCGCGAGGTGGCCATCGAAATGGCGGCGAAGGCGGCGCGCAAGGCCGACCTCGCGCGCCGGTCGGCGATCGCGCAGGCGAACGTGCTCCGCGCGTTCAACACCTACGACGAGCTCCTCTCCGGTCTGAAGGCCGAAGGCAAGGCGCCGCTGGCGATCCAGTTCGCCGACTGGCGCACCGGCATCGACACCTCGCCGCTGTGGTCGGCGGTCCGCGCGATGCTGGGGCGCGATCCCCACGAGATCGCGACCTGGAACAGCGCCTTCTATCTGGCGCGCGACATCCGCGGCCGCGCCCACGCGAAGTTCGCCGAGGCGATCGAGTTCCTGCGGCCGAAGCGGCTCGACACCAAGGCCGAGACCACGCGCGAGCTCGACGTGCTGCGGGCGCTCTACGGCGACCAGGCGGTGGCGCCGGAAGCCCGCGCCGTCGCCGACGCCTGGGGCGCGGCCACCGGCGTCGGCGAGGACCTGCGGCTGCAATTCGTCGATGCCGGCGGCGCGCTGCCGCAGCGGAAGAACTGGCGGCTGCCGAACCCCGACATCGACGACGCCAAGGTGCGCGCGCTCGGCGCCGAGCGCTTCAAGGCGCTGGTGAGGGAGCACGTCGACCGCGCCGACATGCTGGACTTCGACACCGGCCGGCCGCTCACCGACGCGCGTTTCGAGCAGCTCCTCGACGAGGCGACGGCGGGCTTCATCAGCGGCCACGCCGAGGGCCCGCCGACCGGCGCCGGCGGCGGGCGCCCGATGCTCGCCAACGCGCGCGACTTCCCGCGCTTCTTCTCGTGGAAGAGCGCCGAGAGCTGGCAGGCGATCGCCGACGCGGTCGGCGCCCACGCCTCGGTCTACGAGACGATGATGAACCACATCCACGCAATGGCGCGCGACATCGGCATGATGCAGGTGTTCGGGCCGAACCCGGAGGCGACCAAGCGCTTCATCCTCGACCTCTTCGCCCGCGAGCCCGGCCGGCTCACGAAGACCGGCGCCGAGCTCGGCGTCTCCGCCGCGAAAGGCGTGAAGGCAAACCGCAAGCTTGAAAGCTCGTTGCGCCGGCAGACGAAGGCCTTCGAGGGACTGTGGGCCGAGGTGACCGGCGCCAACCGCATCCCGGTCGACGTCGAGATCGCGCAGGGCGTCGGCAACATGCGCTCGCTGCTGGTCGCCGCGCAGATGGGCTCGGCGATCGTCTCCTCGATTTCCGACGTCGCAACGGTCGCCATGTCGGCGCGCTTCGCCGGCATCCCGGCGATGAATGTCTTCCGCCGGGCGACGGCGATGATGGCCGAACCCGGCGCCGAGATCTTCGCCGCGCAGCAGGGGCTGGTCGCCGACGCGATCGCGCACGGCGTCGGCCAGGCCGACCGGGTGCTCGGCGAGACGCTGAAAAGCGGCGTCGCCGCCAAGCTCGGGTCCGGCGTCATCCGGGCATCTGGCCTCCGGCGCTGGACGGCGATCTGGCGGAACGCCTTCGGGCTCGAAATGATGGCCCACGTCGCGCGCGAGCGGGGCACCACGTTCGCCGACCTCGACCCGACGTTCCGCGAAGCGCTCGGCCGCCACGGCATCGGCGAGGCCGACTGGAAGATTATCGCCGAGGCCCAGCCGCACGAGCCGCGGCGGAACGCCTTGCTGACGCGGCCGATGGACGTCGCCGACCAGGGCGGCCCCAGCGCGCAGGCGGCGAGCGAAAAGCTGTCAAAGCTCATCAACGGCGAAATGGACTACGGGGTGATCGACAGCGATCCGATCGCCCGCGCGGTGCTGGTCGGCGACAGCCGGCCCGGCACCGGCTGGGGGGAGGCCCGCCGCGGCTTCGGCTTCTACCGCAACTTCACGACGTCGTTCATCGCGCTCCATTTCGCCCGCGCCTTCGCGCGCGGCTTCGACGGCCGCCGCCTGACGCACGGCGCGCTCACCTTTGCGGCGATGACCGTCATGGGGGCGCTGGCGCTGCAGGCCAAGCAGCTCAACCAGGGGCGCGATCCCTATTCGCTCGACCCGACCGACCCCAACGGTTTACGCGCCTGGGGCGCTGCCATTCTCCAGGGCGGCGGTCTCGGCGTCTTCGCCGACATCCTGTTTGTCGACAAGACCCGCTACGGAAACTCCTGGGCCTCGGTGATCGCCGGCCCGCAGGTCTCGGCGGTGGAAAGTGTGCTCGGCGACTTCCTCATCCGCAACATCCAGCGGGCAGCGCAGGGCGAGGAAACCCACTTTCTCGGCGACGCGCTCTACGTCGCCGGCCGCTTCGCTCCGGGATCATCGCTGTGGTACGCGCGGCTCGCCTTCCAGCGCGCGGTGCTGGACCAGCTCGCCATGATGATCGACCCGCGGGCGAGCGAGCGCTTCCAGCGCATGGAAAAGCAGGCGCGCAGGGACTGGGGGCAGGAATACTGGCTGCCGCCCGGCGAAGGCGCCCGCCGCGCGCCGGACTTCGGCGCGATGCTCGGGGGCGAGAAATGAAATCTCTTTGCGTCCCGGTCGCCTCCTGGAGGCAATCATGACTGTTGCCAGCGAAACCGCGAGCGGCAGCTTCGCCTGGACCGGCGTCGAGACCAGCGCCGCGCCGGGCTTCAAGGCGCAGGCGACCGACCACGTCAAGGCAACCTTCACCACTCCCGCCGGCGTGTCCTCGCCGCTCATCAACGGCGTCCACTTCGCGGTGACGCTGGACGGCGCCGGCAACGTCGCCTTCCTGCCGCTGGCGCTGCCGCCGGCGCCGGGCACCATCTACGTCTACCGCAAGACGCCGGCGCTGCAGCAGACCGACTTCGCCAATCTCGGCGACTTCGATCCGGCCGTGCACACGCGGCTTCACGACGCGGCGGCGCTGCGCGATGCCGAGCTCGCCGAGGCGATCCTGACCGCGCTCACGCCGGTCAACGGCTGGTCGCCGGTCCCGGCCGGCGTGGTCGACGGCAGCCGCGTGGTGCTGCAGATCGTCGCCTGGACGGGCGGAGCGGGCACGCCGCCGGCGAGCGGCCAGTACATCGGCGCGACCGGGCTGGTGGCGGCGATCGGCGATGCGACCAACTTCCGCGGGCCGACCGGCCCTGGCGGCGGCGACGTCACCGGGCCGGCCGGCGGCACGCTCGCGATGCAGTGGGCGTTCTTCGCCGACACCACCGGCAAGCTGCTGCAAGGGTCGGCGGCGATCCTGCCGTTGCAGCTCACAGCCAGCGTCTCCGACTACAACCCGACCGGACTTTCGACCGCGCTCCTCATCCGTCTCACAGCGAACAATCCGTGGTCGATCACCGGGCTTGCCGGCGGCGTCTCGCGCCGGCCGATCATCCTCATCAACGAAGCGGCGCCGCTGATCACGCTGGCCGCCGAGAACGCCGGCAGCAGCGCGGCCAACCGTTTCGGCTTCGACGGCGACGTCGTGCTGGGACAACGCGAGGCGGTGTTCCTCCTCTACGACAGCGGCGTCTCGCGCTGGCGCCGCGTCGGCGGCGCGCTGCCGAATGCGTCGGTGCAGAACCGGCACATGGCCGCCGCCTCGGTGGGCGCCGCGCAGATCATCGACGCATCGGTGACCGCCGAGAAACTCGGTCCCGGCATCGCGCCGGCGGTGAACGCCTTCAATTTCGCGTGCTTCCGCTAAGGAGATAAACATGGCTTCGACACCCGCCTTCGCCGCAACGCCCCGCGTCGGCATGGGCCTGATCTCGACCGCCAACACCAACCGCGACGGGACCGGCACGCTGGTGACGATCTTCACCGCCGGCGCCAACGGCTCGAAGATCGAGCGCATCCGCGTCAAGGCGATCGAGACCACGGTCGCCTCGCTGGTGCGCATCTTCATCCACGACGGCTCCAACGCGCGCCTCTACGACGAGATCGACGTCGCCGCGCTCACCGTCTCGCAGACGGTGAAGGGCGCCGAGGGCGAGCTCGACCTCTCGACGCCGGGCAAGGCGCTGCTGCTGCCCGCCGGCTACTCGCTCCGCGCCGCGCCGCACGACGCCAAGCAGCACATCGTCATGGCCTTCGGCGGGGATTACTAGGCCAAGAGGCGAGGAGCGCCGACAGGCGCGACAGGGAAAAAGCAAGAAGGCGTGGAGCGAGCTTTGGCGAGCGACAGGGACAGATAAAAATGAATTTCGGCGCGTTCGGCATCGCCCCAGGCAACGCCTTCGATCCGCGGCGCAGGCTCGCGACGGAGAAGCTGCTGCCGTTCCTCGGCGGCCAGCGGGGCCTGCGCCTCGGCAACGCCGGCGTGATCGCATCGGGCACGCCGAACAGCCAGGTGAAGGTCACCGCCGACATCCTCGGGCTCGGCGACGGGCAGGGCAACTTCGTCGCGCTGACCAACTGGGACCTGACGCTGTCGACCGCAACCTCGGGACTTCTCGGCATCGATACCGGGTCGGTCGCATCGAACACCTGGTACGAGGTCTGGGCGATCTGGTCGTCAAAACGCAACGCCCGCTCGGCGATCCTCACGGCGGCGGGCTCGCCGCCGGTGATGCCCTACCAGTACGACTACGCGCTCTATCTCGGCTCGGTCCGCACCGACGGATCGAACAACCTCTACCGCACGCAGCAGATCGGCAAGCTGACCGGCTACGTCGTCACCGCGGGCACCAACACCGCCGCCTACCGGCAGCTCGGCTCGGGCAGCACCGGCAACGTGACGACACCGACCTGGACGTCGGTGGCGGTCGCCGCCTTCGTGCCGACGCGGGCGGTGGCGATCGACGTGCTCCTGGCGCTGACGCAGCTGGGCTCGCAGCAGCGCGCGATCGCCGCGCCGAACAATGCCTTCGGCGGCGTCACCACCACCAGCAATCCGCCGCCGCTGCTGGCCCAGTCGAACAACACCGCCTCGAATTCATGGCAGCTCGGCCGCCTGGTGCTGGAAGGGGCGAACGTCTTCTGGGCGGCGGACGTCTCGGGCGCGCTCTTCTGCGTGACCGGCTGGCTCGACGGGAGCGACTGATGCGCCGGCTCTATTCGGCAGGCTGGCGGAGAGCCCGCGCGTGACCGCCGGCATCACCCTTCCGATCGTCCGCACCGCCGTCATCCTCGACGGCAACGGCGAGCCGGTGAGCGTCCCGATCGAGGGCGACGACGGCAGGGGCGTCACCCGCGAGGCGCCGTTCGGCCTCATCCTGGTCGACGGGGAAGGGCGGACGGTCGACATCTATTCGCTGCTCGGCGGCGCGAAAGGCGCGCCGGACGCGATCGTGGAGAACCTCGCCGGTCGCGACGAGTTCGACGACGCGCCGCGCTTCTTCGCGGTGCTGGTCACCGACACCGAGGAGCTCTACTTCAAGCTCTCCGCCGACCACGCCGACTGGTCCGGCCCGGTGCCGTGGCTGGAGGCCGATGCCCTCGACGGCTTCACGCACACGCAAGGCTCGCCGTCGGCCACCTGGACAATCAACCACAACCTCGGACGCAAGCCGATCGTCACGCTGCTGACCACGGGCGGCGTCGCGTTCGAGGGGCAGATCACCCACGTCTCGGTGAACCAGTGCGTCGTGAACCTCGCCGCCGCCACAGCCGGCACGGCGCGTTGCCTCTGACCGAAGGAACCACAGTGCCATGAGCAAGCCGATCAAGGTCGACCTCGACTTCGAGAGCGCCGCGAGGATCCTGAACCTCCTCGACCCGACCGCCGCCCAGCATCCGGCCACCAAGGCCTACGTCGACGCGCTGGTCGAGGGCCTCGCGTGGAAGGACAACTGCCGCGTCTCGACGCAGGGCAATCTCAACCTCGCCTCGCCCGGATCGACCATCGACGGGATCACCATGGCGACCGGCGATCGCGTGCTGGTGCGTCAGCAGACGTCGCAGCCCGAGAACGGCATCTACATCTGGAACGGCGCCGCGACGCCGGCGACCCGGGCGGCGGACTGCTCGACGTCCAACGAACTCGAAAGCGCGGTGACCACGGTCGACGAGGGCACCGACGCCGACACCAGCTGGCGGCAGGACACGGTCAACTTCACCCTCGACAGCGGCAATGTGGTCTGGGTCGCGTTCGGCTCCGCGGTCGCGGCCGCGAGCGAGACGACCGCCGGCAAGGCCGAACTCGCCACCCAGGCCGAGACCGACGCCGGCACCGACGATGCCAGGATCGTCACGCCGCTCAAGTTCAAGACGTCGAGCCTCAGGGTCGCGCGCCACGCCCAGGACGTCGGCGACGGTTCGGCGACGTCGATCACGGTCACCCACAATTTCAACACGCGCGACATCGCCGTGTTCGTGCGGGAGAACTCTGGCAACTATCGCCAGGTGGACTGCGAGGTGCGGGTGAACAACGTCAACTCGGTCGACCTGCTGTTCGCCGCCGCGCCGGCGTCGAACGCACTCCGCTGCATCATCTTCGCGCGCGGTTAAAAGCAAGAGGCGCGGAGCGAGCATCGGCGAGCGACCGGGAGGGCTTAACGACCAATGGCTTCGAAGCCGATCAGGACCGACCTCGACTTCGAGAGCGTCTCGCGGATCATCAACCTGCCCGACGCATCCTCGGCGCAGCATCCGGCCACGAAGGCGCAGCTCGACCTCAAGGCGCCGCTGGCGTCGCCGACCTTCACCGGGACGGTGACCGTGCCGGACGCATCCTTCGGTCCGGCGAAGCTCGACAACGGCGCCGCTGTCTCGGTGCTCGGGCGCTCGGCCAACTCCTCCGGCGTTCGCGCCGACATTGCCGCCGGCGCCAACGACCAGATCCTCGCGCGGCAGTCGAACGCGCTCGCCTTCGTTGCGCTCGCCTACGCGATGATCGCCTCCGGCGCGATCGCCACGGCGGGCGAGTACCAGGCGGCGACCGCATCGAAGCTCCTCAACGCCGCCAACGTCTGGTCGGCGGCGGGGCTCACCGCGCTCACCGACGGCACCAACATCGCGGTCGACTTCGCCACCGGCATCAACTTCGGCGGAGCGTCGAACGCGGTGCTGGGGCTCGGCGGCAACCGCACGCTGTCGGCGCCGTCGAACCTCAAGACCGGGCAGTACGGGGTGCTGTGGTTCGGGGCCGTCACCTCGACCCGCACGCTGACGCTGAACGCGGCCTGGGAGCTGATGGACGGCATCGAGGCCGGACCGTACTCGATCACCACCGCGCAGATCCTCGGGGTTGCCTACGCCCTCAGGGACACCAAGAGCTACGTCACCGCGATCCTGAGGAGGGCGGCATGATCGTCCGCAAGCTGAAAGACGGCATCGGCTACGAGCGGGTCGCCGGCGAGATCGACGCCGAGCGCATCGTCGATACCGCCATCCTCACCTACCACGATGGCCGGCGCACGGAGATCGACGTCGATCCGTACCCGGTCACCGAGCGGCTCGACGTCGGCAAGGTCGACCGGCTGGCGGCGGACGGCACCTGGGGCGACGACGAACTCGGCGCCTACGGTCTGGCGGTGGCGTCGCCGTTCGTCGTGCCGGAAGGCAAGCGCGCGATCGGCGAGCCGGCCTACATCGCGGCGCCGGACGGAACGGTGGCCGAGGTGTTCGAGGTGGAGGATCTGCCGCCGCCGCCGCCCGATCTCACCGTCGACGAGAAAGTCGACGCGATGCTCGCCGCCCACGGCCTGACGCGCGACGATTTCAGGAAAGCGATCGCCGAAACCGACGCCGGCGAAGCGGTGAAGCGGTAGCCGGCGCCGTGCTCGACATCGGCCCGCTGCTGCTGATCCCGCCGCCGCCGGCGATCATCCGCCCGGCGCCCGCCGCGCTCCTGCGCTACGACAA